CTAGCCATTACTTTTAGCTCCTTCTTCTTCCATTTCTTCACCTCCAAGGGTGAGCTCGGAGGGGACATAAGCTAGCGCCCCCAACGCACGAGCATCTGCCACACGATGCGACCAAACAGTTGACATGTTTCCAGTACGTTTTGTCATTGCAGCCAACGCACTATCCCTAGTTATTGTGGATTTTGCCTCACCTGGCAGACACACTTGACCCCTATCCAAAAGTGGAAAGTCTTGGAGCACTAACTCCATGTCCTTTAAATCGAGCCCATAGGCCACGGCCACTTCCGCATCAATCTCCCCACGAAGCTGTGCCATACGCTCGTAGGTTTCACGAGTAGCCCCTGCACTGTCGAGTATGCGCAATTCACGTGCAGCACTGACTAGCCTCTTCCATGGCAAACCATCTTTGGCGAGTTTTGGCATGGGCACGCTTTGCAGCAGGAAGTAATTCACCGTCGTAGTGAGCACGCGCCGAAGCATCCAGTCAAAGGTAAAACTGTTGGCGATGGACACCCACACCAGCAGACGTTCTTCCGATGGGTCCTCAGGGAAAAGGATTGTGGGCACCTTATTGCCACAGACCACCCCAGCAGGAATTAATGACGCCATGAGTGAACGCTCATTGGTCTGACCCGCAATGTCGCAAAAGCCGACTCGCAGCATGTTCACTCGGTGCTGGTTAGTACGGGGCACGTCGGAGGGGCGAATCCAAAACTGGGGGGCAAGGCGTGAGCATCCTATGGCATAAGCCTCCCACAACGCACGGCGACCAGTGCCAGACACGTGCCCTTTTACACCAAAGCGATGCGCCTGCACCATTCGACCTTCCACCAGTGGCAAAGCACCAGGCGTGGCACACCCCAAGAATTTAGGACGCTCCTTGGTCATATCAACCTCACGGCAAAACTTCGGGGTCCAGCCATAACCCGGTTCTTCCCACGAAACACCAGCTTCTCCGATCTTTGAGAAGAGCTTCCACTCAGACACGTTACGAACCTCGGGCAGGCTCAAATCGCCTCGAACTCCCGCAAGTGCTGCACGCCCAATAGTGGCAGTTCCCGTAATCTCCAAGCCTGTAGGTGTGCCCCGCTCATGCATGAGAGTGATGGGCTCACGCTTGCTCTTTTCAGAGCCAGCCTTCGTGAAAGCTACGGCCAGGAACTTAAAGCGTGTGTCGATGGCAAAGAACCTTGCACGGTTATCAATGATCGACATGGACACGCTTTGGCTCGCATTAAAAATTTTCTGCCGCATGACGCGGGTACCTTGCGAGCGAATGAGCCCTCCGGGAATTAGAGCAGCTACCACACCCTGCTCTTTGCAGAGTTCAAAAAAGAGGTCAGTGAAAGCAATGTATAGGTCTGGCTCCCCATTACCCAAATCGGGATAACGAGCCAACAGGCGACGAGAGTAGTTCGCTACCTCATCACGCTGCTGGGTAAACAGCTCCTCATCAAGCCCATGAATTTGGGCCCCGTAGTGGCGCCTGGTGCCTGAGGACTTCAAGAATTCGTGCCGTGAAAGCTTGACCTTCTCCCATGGAGGGTTGCCGATTACAGCATCAAAACCCTCAGGGACCATGGCAGTCCAAACATTGCGATCTACCATCAAACTATCGCCACAGTACCAACGTGTACGCATAGCTTTAAGAATCGATACATCATCAGTGAATGAAGCAAGCGCAAGTAGGGCCGCACGTAAAGAGTTGCCCGAAAGATCTGCTGCATACACACCGTGAGCCAACCAATGCGCCGTCTTGGCTCGATCCATCCCACACACTGCATGAGTCAGAGCTGCTAGCAAAATTCCTGCGCCGCAGGCAGGATCAATAACCTTGCTCTTGTGTGTGAGCTTGGGGGCAGCGAGCTTCGCCAGTCGTGTAGCCAGGCGAAAATCCGTATGGTAGGCGCCCGTGCTTTTTCGATCCTGCTCATGCAAGACCTCACGCGCCAGGGCACTCAGTGCCAAAGCTGGGTGAATAGGTGAACGCTCGATGGCACTTGCTACAGGTGCCGCAAGCTCTAAAAGCTCTGATGCTGGGCGCTTGCTCTTAACTCCAAAAGCTTCGTGAAACGCCGTTAGGTCAAACCCGCCAAAACGCGCTGACGCTGCCTCCAAAACTTGAAGCCGAAGCTCAAAGCTGGTTGGGCCATAGTCCCTTCCCACAGCCTGAGTGAGTGCCGCTTCTGCTGGGGCTAGGTACTCTGCTTCAACAGGCCGAGGAGCACTCATAAATAGCTCCCCACGAGAACGGGTGTTTTTGACTGGGCTTGGGGAAGCTGTGCCATGGACCGCTTCACGACCACCAAAAATTCGTTCACATCGGACGCCGAGCTACTGGCAACCTTGTTTGGGCGATATCGACCAATGGCGCCCAAAGGGTACATTGTGGACGAGCCGATCTTAGAAAGCTCAGCCTTCATGTCCTGCATGCAGATGTGTCCTTCACTACTGTACGAGAGTAGTACCCTTTGAGCCTTCAAGCCATGCACCAGACGCGAGAGTGTTTTGAGAGCACGGCTCTTGTAGCAAAAGTCAGAAGCCAAAGCCTTCCATGGACGAAGTCCCGCAACACCCTCCACCACAGGCTCATCGCCAAGAGCCACCGTTTCAAGGATGTGGTAATAGCTCGCGTATTGACGCTTGGTGTATGGTGGGTCCAAATACACGAGGTCGTGTGCAACATTCGGAACGTCGAACACATCACCCACGGTAGCCTCAACGCACACTCCAGTTTCTTTGAGATCACGGCAACGCATGGCAATCTTGTTTTGAGATTGGCTTGTCCATTTGGATAGGAAGCAGCCAAAAGTGCCCGCAATGTTGGCAACGCGGTTCAGTGCACCAAAGAGATCGGCAATCAACAGCCTCTCCTCAATTTCGTCAATATATCCGGCACCTTTCCACTCAACAATCAAGCAGCGCATAGCGTCGATCCGAGCTGCATTTTCTTCGGTGAAGTACCTACGCTCAATTCCACACGTATCGATCGAAGCTGGGCTATAAGTGCGCCACATAAAACCATTCAATGGCTTAACTGCGTTTAGCTTGCTAACAGCACCTGAGTACCCACCAAGTTTTTTGAAGGTCACCTGATCATGGCTAATAAGACGTGCTCCAGCAGAGATAACAGCTGAGTGCAAGCTATCATTAATCCGCACATTCCAACCATGCTCCGCAGCGGCCTCAGCTACAGCTCCAGTTCCACAAAAGGCATCCACAAAAAACGCGCCCTCTCTAGGAGGCCCAATGTGGGATGCTATCTTGTCGATGAGCCTAGATTTGGAGCCAATATAGCGAAAAGTCATATAGAAACCTCTACGTTTTTTTTACGGCCAGTCACTGCTCGACCCTGACCAAGTTCTTGGCTGGCATCTGGGCTTGGCAACACAATACTTTTGCGGTCGCAATAGTCACAAAGGAGTACCTCAATGTCAACACCAGTTGAAAACTGATCCACTTTTCACCAATTTCAACAAAGCCTAGCTTCGAATTTACGAAGTAAGAAATATCGGTCATATAAAGGGACGTACGGCAAGGTTGCCCCGAATCGGTTAGAACGAAACTTCCATGCAAAGGCGCCAAATCAGAAATGGGTCACGGATGTAACCGAGTTCAAACTCAAAGGGAAAAATCTTTATCCATCGCCAGTTCTGGACCTACATAACAGTGAAGTCATTGCTTGGAATATGGAAACGCACCCCAACATGAATCTGGTAACCAAGATGCTAGACGACGCTTTGTGTAAGCTTCAACCCGGTGAATATCCCACCCTTCATTCTGATCAAGGGTGGCAATATCAGATGGTTGGCTATCAGTCCAAGCTCGAAGCCGTGGACGTGAAACAGAGCATGTCTCGCAATGGAAACTGCTTGGATAACGAGGTCGTGGAGAACTTCTTCGGCTTATTGAAATCGGAGTGTTGGTTCAATGAATAACACGAAGATACCGATCAGTTGAGAAATGTAATAGACGAATATATCCACTACTACAATCATGAACGGATAAAAGTTAAACTAAAGGGTCTGAGTCCGGTAGAGTTCCGAACTCAGACCATGACAGCCGCCTATTAAATCGTCCAATAAATGGGGCTAACTTCATAATCGGCGGTTATTGATTCCTTACTCTTTCTAGCTCTTGCCATACCCGTTCGGATTCTTTCTTGTTCGATTCAACCAGCCATTTACCGTAGACCCTTGCGACCATGGTGATATCTGCGTGACCCATTTGTTGTGCCAAGTAACTCACGTTGACGTTAGCGTGAGTGATCATCCAACTGGCGTAGGTATGTCGAAGTTGATACTGATTACGGTATCGGACGCCTCCTTTTTTACACAGTGCCGTCCACATTCGGCCTAGTGCACGTTTGCCGTAATAGTCATAGCCACTGACCTTCTGCTCCCGAACGACTTTGGGATTGAACACAAAACGCAGAGATTCTTTTCTGTAGGCCTGACCGGGTAATTCGACATCGTACTCTTTAGGCTCGAACGAGTAGGTTAAATATTGTTGAGCTTTTAAAGCATCTAAAGCGGGTGGCAGTAGGTCAACAAACCGCTCTTTGTCTGTTTTGGTGGTTTTTAATCCGCGCATATCATAAGTCGAACGGCGGATATGGATCGTTTTATTCTCAAAATCCACATCCTCCCACGCCAGTGCACAAAGCTCGCCACTGCGTATGCCACTATAGACAAGCAAGGTCACGATATTGCGGTGCTGCAGTTGGTGGCAGTGTTTCAAAATGTTGTCGATCTCCGCCATCGAAAAGGGTTGAATATCGACTTCGCTTTCTTTCACCCTTTGCAAAACCTTGGATAAATCGCGACTGACGTATTCCATTTTATAGAGCCAAGCTAGGAAGGCGTTGATTGTCACCAGATTTCGATTAATGGTGCGACCCGTTTTTCCTTTAACGAGCTCTTGGCGAAACTCCGTCAAAGTCCGTGGTGAAAGAGTGTCGCTACTTCTGGTTTTTCCATATATTTCAATAAAATCTCTTAACACCCAATCATATCTTTGCAACGTGGATCGGCGGATATCATGATCTTTAGAAGCAAGGAACTGCTTAGTAAGTTGTAGCAAGTTCTTTGCTTGCGGTACACCTGATGCATGTTTTGATTCCGGAAAGTGGGCGGCATAATTGAACGTACCGATCTTGATTTCATATTGAATCGCTTCCCGCTTTTGCTTGGCAAAATTGATATTTTGTTTTGTAGGAGCTAAGCCCAATGATTCGCGGTATCTTTTACCTTGATAGTAAAAAACAATTCTTAAAAGGTTACCATTCAACTCAACTCCTGTTGGCAGGTTTAATTGCTTTGTTTTCGGTTCCACTGATTCCACTCCTCGATATCAACCATCCAAGTACCACGAATTTTTTTCATTACTGTCGATGGATAGAACCCATCACGTGCTTTTTCTCTTAGCGTCTTTGCACTGAGGCCTATGACCTCGGCTGCTTTTTTAAGAGTGATGATTGAAATTTGTGATTGACTCATATTGCCTACCTTTCGATGCCATCTTGTTCACCAACCTTTTTGATGGAGTGCATCGCGCCAAGCTTTTTAGCGAGTGGTGCGGCATCATTGGCAAACATGTTGAGAAATGATGGTGTAATCGTGATTTCTGCAGGGCATTCTCGGCTTAACCCCCAGCTATCGTCAGTGGGATAAAGCGTTAGCGCGATTACTGAACGATGTAATCGTTGGCTAAAGTAAGGCGGTGAAGTGGTTACTGTTCCGTATTGGGTATCAATGGTTGCCGCCATGGATATTTCCTCGCAATAAGTGACTGTGAATCAGGAATCACGCGCTATTGGAATAGCTATGATTAGATAACTTATATTTTATGTTAGTTATCTAACCTTGATATTGCAAGTGTTAATGTAAGAAAACTAACTTTAATGTGTTAGGTCAAACATTTCTAAGATTTGGCTTATGGAGTAGTAGAAAGGAACGGTGATGAATCACCATTCATTGTTGAGTATGTAGTATGACGAGTTGGGAAAGAAATAAGGAATTACAACAGGACTGAATACCAGAATACCCTACCTACAATAGAGATTTGTTGTTCAGCAACTTGTTCTTGTGAATACTCTCTCGGAGGGTATTCAATTTCATTAAAACTATAAATTCTTAGTCCACCACCGGGCAGGCGATAGAGCTTTTTGATAAAGAGTTCGCCGTTGTGGTTAATGGCGTAAATCTTCCCATCAATGAGCGTTTTATCCCCACAATCTATACCTACCGTGGAGCCGTTTGGCAAAACGGGTTCCATGCTATCGCCTGTGATGGCCACACAAACTGCATTTTCAGGGTCAACGTTATATCGGCGTAAGGTGGACTTGGCGAATCTTAATCGAAAGCCATTATCTGATTCACTATCACTGACGAAGCCATTTCCTGCCGATAAACGCACATCAGATAAGAAGGGAACCGCAACCTCGTCATCACCAAGGGGAGTATTACTATCCCAAACTTGCATGTTACCAAGCAGTTCAGCATTACCCGCAGTTGAGTCTTGAGTTCCCTTGCCAGTTTGTAGCCAAAGGGGATCAACTCGTAACTTTTTGCACAGAGCAATTAGGTTCGAGCCTTTAGGTGTAGTTTCATTTCTCTCCCAGAAAACAAGAGACGTGGGTGAGACTCCAATACTGGAGGCCACTTGTTGTTGGGTGAGTTTGAGTTCTTTTCGAACTCGGCGAATACGCTCGCCAATCGTTTCTCTCGTCATGTTAGATATCTTACATTCACTTGCGTTAAGTTTTCTAACGATATTTAATGTTAGAAAACTAATAACGAGTGAAGTATGAAATCCTATTTACCACCCATTAAGACCGCAGATGTCATTAAGTTCTTTGGTTCTAAACAAAAAGTTGCTGAAGCAGTCCAGACCACGCATTCAGCTGTTAGCCAGTGGGGAGAATTTGTACCTGATAGCCGAGTCTTCGAATTTCATTTTTTGATGAAAACCAAAGAGTGGAAGCGAAGCTGTAACAGCTAAATTTCTATCATTCTGATTTATGGTGATTTTATGAGAACAAGCTCATTTTGGACCACGGTGGAGCAGCTTGCCTGTATCACGGTGAATACCTGTCGCGTAGCGTTATCGCAGGGGCAGGAGACATTAACTTTCGAAAGAGATCAAATTCAGCGATTGAAGGATAAGTGTGAGCATTACCTTCGGGTATTGGATGAGGAAAGAGAGTTGGCTTTAAACCGCGGCAACGGTTTAAAGCCGAGTGAAAAGTCTTGCGAGGAAATTTCACATACCACTTCGGAGAAGCAGTGATGGGAAGAATAGCATTAAGAGCTCGGATTGAGAATCTTCAATGGCGTCTGTTCAAGGTTGAGAAAGGCCAGCAAACCGAGATTACCTACGACGAAATGGCTGACCTTTATGAAGCTAAGCGTCTGTATGTCAAAGCTGTCTATGAGGGATTGGTCCGTGGTTAGAAAGATGCCATATTTTCCGTACCGAATGCTCGGTGAGTGGATCTGGTTGGTGGCAAGCTTACTTCATCACTTTCTGATTGCGAGGGAACGGGCTTTCTATTGGCCATGGGTAACTATTCGTAGACGGCCAGTAGCTTTGGATAGATTGATCATTGAGGTAATACGATGTCCGTTAAGGTAATGAGCTACGTATGGGATATTTCTCTTTTCAAGGGCTCTGACAAACTCATTATGCTTTGTCTGGCGGATCATGCTGATGATGCCGGCGTGTGCTGGCCTTCGATTGAAACCATCGCCCGTAAAAGTGGTGTATCTCCAACTACAGTCAAAGCTACCTTGAAGAAGTTGGAAGCGGGGGGCTGGATTGTTAAACGAAACCAGTTCAAGAAAGCCGATTCAGGTCGATTAGTGCGTTCCAATAACCAATATCAACTGCCCGTGAAGCGCTTGAAATCTACCGCCGATGAACAGTCGGATTTCGAACAGACGGATTTCGTCCATTCAAAACTCGAACATTCGAAATACGAACAGACGAATTTACCCGAGGGGGTTGGTCAGATTTCGGCTGGAGGTAGGTCGGATTTCGGCTATAAACCATCAATAGATCCATTAATAGATCCACCAGAAGGCGATGCGCCGCTTTTCAGAGCTCAAACTGATCCTATTTTGGATCCGGTTGTGTTTGAGATCCCACTCAAAGGTAAAAACGTTTCGTATCCGGTGACCCAATCTCAGTTGGTGGAATGGCGCTCGCTCTATCCTGCCGTTGATATTCGCCAACAGCTTCGCAACATGATCGGTTGGTGTCAGGCAAACCCAACACGCCAGAAAACCGCGCAAGGGATCCAGCGATTTATCCACGCTTGGCTTTGCAAAGAGCAAGACAAGGGGCGAATTGTCGCGGTGTCTCAAGCTGCGGCGAAACCCATTGATGATGCGCAGTTGTTGAAGCGAAAGATCCAGCAAATTGAAATCGATATTAATAACGAGAACGTCGCGCTGATTTCATTTAAACAGCGTAAGTCCGCGGCATCAGAGCAGGCCGCGCAATCAGCTGAGCGTAAAATCAAGGCTATGATGGCTCAACGAGAAAGTTGGCTTCGAGAGCTTTCGGTGCGAGCGAATGAGCCTTGATGTGTTGAGCCCATACCGTTTTGCCATTTTTAGACCATATTCTCAGAGTAAGGAGTCACGACAGTGAGTAAAAAGCTGGAGCTTTTAACACTATTAAGCGCCGCAAGAACCATGAAATGGGAAGAGTCTGTCAGTAAAAATGGACCGACCAAAGAGCAGCTTCTCGGTGCGATGGGCTTAGCGCAGCGCGATAATCCTATCGGTATGGCAATCCTTAATGCCAAATACTTGCATTGTGCTTATTCGTTGGTGGTATTGAGGGATTTTCTTGGATCACTGGAGGTTCATCGCTTAGAGATCCGTTTGGCTTCGAATGAGCTTAAACATTTGCATTATCTGGTCATGGCGGATGTGTTGAATGTTCCGATAGACAGTCAGCAAGCTCGTCTGGCTTCGGTTTGGCGTCGATACAGCGCCTACGCAGCGAGGACCCAGAAATCGATTGAAGCACTTAGTAAAGCCATGCGCTCGATGGAGCGAGCAATTGAGATCAAAACCAATCCATTTGAGAGCAGTCGTTTGCAGGCCAACATTGCGTCACACCAAACGCGTATTGACGCGCAGAAGCAGCTATTGGCAGATTACGCACAGAAAAAGGCGGCAGAATCAGCAAAATGTCCGCGTTGCAAAGCAACAGGCGTTATTCCCAAAACGCAGCGACCTTGTGAGAGTTGTGATGGTGTAGGTGAGTTTCGAACGACGGAAGCGGATTGGAAAGCCTCATTTTTGGGTGCAGCTTTGCCGACTCACAAAGAACTTATCATTCGTCATTGGTCTGCGATTGTTCGCCTACTTCAAGAGTGGAGAACGCAATTGTATCGACATGAAGCCGAGGCACTTTCGACGCTTGAAAAGCGCTTATCTGCTGAGTTTGAAGATTGAGTAAACTCGAGTCGCTCATTGATATGACAAGGTAATTGCGGTAGATTTTCCAACAATAGCGAGGCTGCATCTTTTGATGCGGCCTTTTTTATTGCTCGCGATTGGGAGCCTTAATGATGGCAAAACGAGATTGGAAAGCGCTGCAACAAGAGTACAAAATCGCGTTTGAACAAACAGGCATCACAATCAAAGCGTGGTGTGATCAAAACCAAATTAATTACAACACGGCGCGTCGATATCTGCAGGTGTTGAATTCGCCACTCGAAAACAGCGAAAACTCAGCAAAAAACGTTCAATCCCCACGTGCTATCACTTCTTCGCCCGATGTGGAACGGTTCGCTCAATGTGATCAGTTAAGAGAGAGTAGGAGGGAAAAAGTTTTTAAATCAAAAGGTAAGGGTGAAAAAGCATCAGTGATCAGTGAAAGTGATCAGTTCACTGATCACGTGACTGATCAACACTCACCGAAACCGACCCATGCGCAATTTTTACAGCGTGTTTTGCATCTAGATACGACTCATCAACGCGATGAAAGTGGGCGGTTTATTCATGGCAACCAGTGCTCAACCAAACACAATGGCTATGCACAGCGCTTAAATGATCCAGATGCCATTTTTGATGCAGCAAACTCGGACATTGACCACGAGATTGTGTTTTGTCGGGCGCGGGTGCTGAAAGCCATGGAAACCTACCAGAAGATAGGAGCCGAGCTTGGCAAGGAGGGCTTGGCGCTGGCTGAACGCGTCAAACTGTATGAGCTCTACGTCAGCACCGACAACATTGTTGATAGAAACATGGCGCGCGTGGAATCTCTACTGCGAACTAAAGCTCAGGTGAAGAAAACGGAATTGGAAGCTGAGCGTATTGCACAAGAGTCTGCCGGGCTTGGAACTGCGATTGCCGACATTGTGCAAGAAATTCAAGAGATGGGGTCGGACGGGTTCGTACTGAATGATTAACCTTGGTTCCGTCCCTCAAGAGAAGATAAGCGCGCAGGATCGCGCTTTTCTTTTTTCTCGGCTGAGCAATAAGTGGTGGCGGCTCAATCATCTTTACAAGATAGAGAATGAAGATGGCGAGCTGGTGACGTTCAAGCTTCGCCCTGCCCAAGCATTGCTGTTTAAGATGATGGGCCATCGCAACATTATCCTAAAAGCGCGCCAGCTTGGTTTCTCGACCGCCATTGATATCTACCTACTCGATGAAGCGCTATTCAATAAACGGCTTAAGTGCGGCATCGTCGCGCAGGACAAACAAGCCGCGGGGGAGATTTTCAGAACCAAAGTGGAAGTGCCTTATGACAACCTTCCGGCATGGCTCAAGGCGGCGATCCCAACCGAAGAGCGTAAGAGTGGAGCCAACGGTGGGCGCATGGTGTTTAAGAACGGCTCAAGTATTCAGGTTGCCACCTCCTTTCGCTCCGGTACTGTGCAGCGCTTGCATATTTCTGAGCATGGCAAAATTTGTGCGAAGTACCCACACAAAGCCAAAGAGGTGAAAACCGGTACGCTTAACGCGATTCACCAGAATGCGATCTGTTTTATTGAGTCGACGGCAGAAGGGGTCGGGGGCGATTTCTATACCATATGTATGCGTGCTATGGAGCAAGCCAAAAGTGGAGTAGAGCTGAGCCGCGAGGATTATCAGTTTCATTTTTTCGCATGGTGGCAAGATCCGAAATACCGCTCAAAAGTGCCGATGAATGGGCTCGTTGTGCCGAAAGTGATGGCTGAGTACTTTACCGGAGTCGAAAAATCGATGGGCTGCCAGCTCGATGATGAGCAAAAGCAGTGGTATCTCGAAAAAGAAGCCATGCAGGGCGAGGAGATGAAACAGGAATTCCCGTCCACGCCGCTGGAGGCGTTTTTAACCTCAGGACGTCGGGTGTTTAATCCTGTCCATATTATGGGCGCAGAAGCGGATGTTCTTGCTCCCTTCTTGGTCTATGACCTTGAGCCTATGACGGGAAACCTAACTCGGGTGCACTCGATAGAGAGTCACGATCCGCTTCGCATGCAGCGCAACGCGATGAACCTTTTGCTGATGTGGGAAATGTTCGATGAGGATGAAGAGTATGCGCTGGGTGTGGATATTGCCGAAGGGCTAGAGCATGGCGACCGCAGTAGTATCGATGTTGTGAAAAAATCCGATGGTGAGCAAGTGGCCCACTGGTTTGGCTATATCGATGCTGAGTTATTGGCTTATCTGGTTAAACATATCGCGATTTTATACGGCAACGCTTACGTGATGCCTGAGCGCAATAACCACGGCCATGCCTTTATTCAAAAGCTTCGAGAAATCTACCCCACACCTTACATCTATTCAGAGCAATACCTAGATCGCGACAACGATGATGAGACGGTCAAGCTCGGCTGGTTAACCACCAAACAATCCAAACCTATCCTCACGGAAGGCATGAAGACGCTCTTTCAAAACGGCGTCTCTGGCATTCGTTGGATGGGGACTATTTCGGAATACCACAGCTATGTGTACGACAAAAAGGGAGCGATGAGCGCTCAGGAAGGGTGTTTTGATGACCAAGTGATGAGTCATATGCTCGCCCAAGAAGCCCGTGCACGTATGCCAAAGCGTGTGAAGTCAGAAGACCTCAAACGCGATCCTTCTAACAATCATTGGCAGACCAAATGATGCAACACGCAAAACTCGATACTTTTATGCTGCGTATTCTCTCCGATATTGATGGACAACCTGACTGGCGCAGCGCTGCCAAAGTTGCCACCGCGTACTACGATGGCGATCAGCTTGATCCGAGAGTCAAAGATAAGCTTAAACAGCGTGGCCAGCCCACCACAATCCATAACCTGATTGCGCCGACCATTGATGGTGTCCTCGGGATGGAAGCCAAAACACGCACCGACCTTTTGGTGTGCGCAGATGATCCCGATGAACAAATGGAACTGATGGCGGAAGCCGTGAATGCCGAGTTTGCAGATGCGGCTCGGCTAGGTCGGCTCGATAAAGCACGCTCAGAGGCGTATGGGTCGCAAATCAAAGCGGGCGTGGGTTTTGTTGAGGCATACCGAAATCCGAACCCGTTCGGGCCTAAATACAAAATCAAGCTTATCCCTCGTGATGAAGTGTTTTGGGACTGGTTCTCCACTGAACCCGACTGGAGCGATTGTCGCTGGGTGATGCGTATGCGCTGGATCGATATTGATGAGCTCGCGAGTTTGGTTCCCCATAAAGCGAAGGTACTGGAATACGCGAAAAAGGATTGGCGTGGATTTGTTGATGTTGAAAATCTCGAAGGGCTCGACCCTCTATTGACCAGTGCGCATGAGGCATTTAATCACTGGTCACGGGATCATTCGGAGTACTTATCCCATAACCGTGAGCGTATTCGTTTACAGATTGTGTATGTGCGTCATATAGAACGCAAAGCCGTGCTTGAAACCCAAGATGGGCGTGTGATGGAGTTTGACCCGAATGATCTGGCTCATGCGATGGCACTGGCGATGGAGAGAGCCACACTGCGGCAGGCTCAAGTCAGCCGGATTAAAGAAGAGTGGTACGCCGGGATGTATCACTTATTGAGCCGTGACTGTGCCGCGCCTAATGGCCAGTTTCCCATCGTGCCGTTCTGGGGATTTCGCAAAGACGCCAGTGGTGAGCCCTATGGTCTGATTGCTCGGGCCATTCCAGCGCAAGATGAAGTCAACTTTAGGCGCATTAAATTGACGTGGTTACTGCAGGCCAAACGAGTCTTAATGGATGAAGATGCCACTAATATGAGCCAACAACAGATTTTAGAAGAGGTTGAACGACCCGATGGCCTGATTAAGCTCAACCCACAGCGGAAAAACCAAAAATCCATCAGCGAAGTGTTTCAGGTCCAACAAGATTTCAATATCGCCGCGCAGCAATTTAATGTGATGCAGGATTCGATGAAGCTTATCCAAGATACCATGGGTGTTTATGGAGCCTTCTTGGGGCAAGAATCCAACGCGACCAGTGGGATTGCGATTGCCAATCTGGTGGAGCAAGGGGCGACAACGCTTGCCGAAATCAACGATAACTACAACTTTGGATCGCAGCTATTGGGTGAACTGCTATTGGGATACATCCTTGAGGATATGCGTGAGCAGCACAATAAAGCGATTGTGATCAACCGCAATGACAAGCGAAAGCGCAAAACCGTGGTAATGAACCATGTCGATGAACAAGGGCTACTGACCAATGATTTAACCCGCTTACGCGCCCATATTGCGCTCGCTCCTATTCAGCAAACCGCTGCTTACAAATCTCAGTTGGCAGAGCGAATGATGATGATCACCGCGCAGTTGCCGCCAGAGGTACAAATCACCGTGATTGATTTAGTGCTTGAGCTTACCGATGTGCCGAATAAGCAAGAGTTTATGGAGCGTGTCCGAGCGGCGCTGAATATTGAAAAAGAGCCGGAGGACATGACTGAGGAAGAGCAGGCCGAATTAGCCGCGCAAAAGCAGCAGGAGCAACAGCTTCAGCAAAAGCAGCTTGAGTTGCAGATGCGGGAAATGGAGGCCAAGGTCCTCAAACTTGAAAGCGAAGCAAAGAACATCATGGCCAAGGCGCAGCGCGAAGAAGGTTTAACCGATAACCAGCGCTACGACAATGCCAAAACCCAAGCCGAAACCAAGCGGATTTTGCAAGAAATCGAAAACCTTAATCTCGAAATGAGTCAAATGCAAAGCCAGATGCTGCAAACCGTAGAGGCCATGATTGAACAGATGTGACTCACGCTTGTGTCATTTCGATAGAATTGAAAGGATTATAAATCAACAAAGGCTTAATATTGTTAACCTAATGATCTTAAAAAATAAATCAAATAAACGAAAAATGGCTGTTTATTCTGTATGCAAAGTGTATAGTGTAGTGGGCTCACAAATGCGGGCTATTAATGAATAATTTAGTTCAAGTATCTTCCTAGTTCTCTTTCGAATCTTTTCGTCATATTACTCCTTCGGTACCTTACCTTTATCCCATTAAATAGCTTCGTATATTGGTTTTTAATTTTTATCGAGGTGTTTATGTCTAATAAATTAACAGGTTCGGTTAAGTGGTTTAATGAAAATAAAGGCTTTGGCTTCATTACTCCTGATATTGGCGGCTCTGATGTATTTGTTCACTTCAATTCGATCGCTTCAGGCGGTGTTAAAACTTTATTTGAAGGTCAAAAAGTCAATTTTAGTATCGAACAGGGAAGTAAGGGCCTACAGGCTGTGAATGTCATTCCTGCTTAAATTTTGATGCAGGTGCATCTATACATCAGCTTAATAGTGATATGTTTAAACAGTATACAGCACCTAAAAGAGGATTTTTTGATAATGTTCTTCATTTCTATTTCTGTGAATAGATAGGCAGAGGTGAAATATTGGACAGTAAAAATCTGTGCTTAGGAGTTTTTATTGTTGGGAAATAACGGTTTTTATGGGGATTTTATTATGAAGAAAAGAAATAAGAAAAAAATAACTAAAAATGATGAACTTAATCAGGATAAGACTGAAAGCTTGAACCAAGTGAGAAGACGAATTGAGGATATCTTATTGAAAAGAGAACAAGATAAACTGTTTGAACTCGATATGTATTATTAAGAACAAGAAATCATCTCTTGCCTACCAATGCTGGCATTTTTATGTGTGCCAATATATTTAGCGAAATAAATCTTGCTTTGATGAATTAACGTAGATTATTGATAGATTACGTTGGAGTGACGTGTTTTCGTTGATGGATAATATACTAAATATGAATTTCAAATCTAGAAAACCCACTACCATGAATTTAACTCAGTTACCTAAAGAGTATATTGATTGGTTCTCAAAACCTATTACTAGATTTATTGCGATTGAATCGGCAGCTGGGATTGTATTGTTTATTGCAACTTTATGTGCGGTTATTATTGCGAACTCACCTCTTAGTGAGTCATATGCCAAGTTTTGGGAGCTTTCGTTAGGTATTACAATTGGTTCTTTTGTGTTTGAGCGATCATTACACTCATGGATTAATGACGCTGCAATGACAATTTTTTTCTTTCTTATCGCATTAGAACTTAAACGTGAGCTCGTATTGGGTGAACTACGTAACCCTAAGTTAGCCATGCTTTCTATTTCGGCGGCTCTCGGGGGAATGTTGGTTCCTGCTTTTTTCTACCTAACCCTTCAAATTGGAGAGCCCGGACAAAATGGTTGGGGTACAGTTATGGCAACGGATACAGCATTTGTTATTGGATGCCTTGCTTTATTAGGAAAGAGTATCCCTAAAAGCTTAAGGGTATTCATGTTGTCAATGGCTGTTGTGGATGATATCGGGGCTATTTTGGTGGTTGCCATTGGTTATGGAGAAGATATCAAGTGGCTTGCTATTTGCTTTTCAATTCTTGGATTTCTAATGGTTCGCCTCATGTCTTTTATGGGGATCCGCAGCATTGGACTATTTTCTATTGCTGGGAGTTTAGTGTGGTTAGCCGTTGATGCTTCTGGCGTACATCCGACATTAACCGGTGTTATCCTTGGCTTGTTAACACCGACAAGTAAATGGGTTAGCAAACAGCGTCTCTATACTATTATGAACACGATAGTTTCAGCGTCACCTCGTGGGCACTGGAGTGGCAATAATATAGAGCGTCTTACTTTGAAAACTGCAGGTGCTGCGGCACGGGAAGTTCTCTCACCTGTTGAGCGATTAGAGATCATGTTGCATCCCTGGGTCGGATTTCTAATCATGCCATTATTTGCGTTAGCAAATGCTGGTGTTGTGTTAGAGAGAAGCAGTTTTTTCTCACCAATTACGCTTGCGGTACTTACCGGGTTTGTCTTTGGGAAACCTATTGGTGTTCTATTATTTAGTTGGTTTGCAGTTAAAATAAATATAGCAAAGCGTCCCGATAATCTGCAGTGGAATATGATTATTGGTGGGGGGATGTTAGCGGGGATCGGGTTTACAATGGCTCTATTTATCGCCGAGTTGGCGTATACCCCTGAGCAAATTCAGTTTGCTAAGATAGGTATTTTTTCAGCGTCTATCCTGTCAGCATCTTTAGGATTTCTTTTCTTACGATATTGTACGGGCTCTCCATCCTCAAGAATTGATTAAACAGCCATTTTCTTTGGTTCACGCAGGCATGTACGAGTTTAATAATATAAAATATGAGTATTCATGAACTTACTTAGAACCTAAGAATGCGGTTATATCTAGGCGTGAGCATTGTTGATGAAAAAGTGTTCAAATGTCTTGTTGGTATTTTGAAATACGTGCTACAGTGTTTGCCATCCCCCACAGCTTAGTGGGGACATTTTGTCGAAACTGGAAAAACTAGCCTCCCCATTTTGCCCTCCTAAGCCTAACCGAGTTAGGTCTTATCATGTCTTCTACAACACGGAAAATGACTACGAGTCAGTATCTTCAAGGTGCTTCTTTACCTCAATCTAATTTATTTCCACAACAGAGAGAAACGGCCATTGTATATTGTGAAGGTTACTTTGGTGAAAATACTGGAAAAACAGCGAATGGTCTTATTCGAGAGTCAAATCGCTTCCATATTATGTCCATCATTGATAGTACAAAAGCGGGGCAAGACAGTGGGTTGTATCTTAATGGTATTGAAAATGGAATCCCGATTTGCTCAAGCTTAAGTCAAGCTATTTCCATTAGTGAATGTATACCTGAATATTTTATTTATGGCTTAGCACCGGATAGTGGACATTTAACTTTAATTGAAAGACAGCTAATTCATAAAGCTATGCGTCTTGGTATGAATATTGTTATTGGTTTGCATGAGTTCTTAAATGAGGACCCGGAGTTTGTTGAAACGGCAAAGAAGCATCATGTAAAAATTGTTGATATTAGAAAGCCGAGACCCACGAAAGACTTAAAGATTTTTTCTAATCGTATTCAAAATGTACACTGTCCAAGAATTTTAGTGATGGGCACGGATTGTGCGATAGGAAAACGTACAACGGCTTTAGCATTAACAAGAATGTTGAAAAATAGCGGGTTAAACGCAGTTATGATTGCAACTGGGCAAACTGGCTTGATTCAAGGCTCAAGTTATGGTGTTGCGCTAGATGCTGTTCCTTCTCAATATTGTGTGGGTGAGCTTGAGGCAGTCATTGTGGAGGCCTATGATAATGAGAAGCCAGATGTGATAGTCATAGAAGGGCAAGGTGCACTTAGTCATCCTTCGTTTTGTACTAGTGCCTCTATCATTCGAGGCTCTCAACCGACAGCTATCATTCTACAACATTCTCCTATGCGTGTTTATTTGAGTGGCTCCGAAGAGTATTTAATGCCTGAACTGGGAGCAGAAATCGATTTGATAGAACATTTTTCGGGAGCTCCTGTTATTGGTATAACATTGAACAATACAGGTATGGATGAATATTCGATCAGAGAAACAATTTTTCAATATAGTAATAAATATCAAGTGCCTGTAACCGAATTGTTTACATTACCCAATGATGTTTTAGTGAATATGGTTCTTGACAGGTTCCCTGAATTAGATGTGGTCTAATGACTGAAATTAAATGGTGCCCAATATCAGATTAATACCAAAAATATCAAAGCTACCTTCGGGTGGCTTTTTTATTTTTGAATACTGCCAATGGTGTGGTTTTTTATACCTTGATCGGGAGTTGAGGTACCATCGCAAGAGCCAATGCTATGACAACGCCAAACCCAAGCGGATTTTGCAAGAAATCGAAAGCCTCAATCTCGAAATGAGCCAAATGTAAAACCAGATGCTGCAGACCGTGGAAGTCATGATTGAACAGATGTAGAAGGTTAGATTCGAAAGTGTATTGATTACAGACATTTGGATAAACACCTCTCAAATGCTCGATGAGAGGACGGGAAAATTTGTAACTTAGTAGCGTTTTTAAATTGCTTTTTCGTGATTTCAATATAAAAATAATACTGTATATAAAAACAGTAAAGTTATATGAGAGTCATACCTATTTACGCAAGTGCGGGCATCACAGGCTTTGAAAGTCCAGCAACTGAATACAAACAACTCTCCATTGATCTTGATGGTTTACTTATCCAGCATCCGAGCGCCACTTTTATTGGTAAAGCGAGCGGAGATTCTATGCAAGGAGTGGGAATATTTGATAGCGATTTGTTGATTGTTGATCGTCATCTTGAAGCTATGAATCACGATGTGATTGTTGCGAATTTTAATGGAGAGTTTGTATGTAAGATCCTCGATATTCGTCGTCGATTATTGCTCTCTGCAAATGAAAAAGTGCAGCCTGTCGCTATCCACGATTTTGATACCTTCTCTTTAGAAGGCGTTGTGGTTAGCTCCATTCGTTTCCATCGAAGTAATCAGATATTGAGTGATCAGTGATGTTTGCTTTAGTTGATGCTAACTCGTTTTACTGTAGTGCTGAACAAGTCTTTCGTCCGGATTGGCGAGGAAAGCCCATCATAGTGTTATCAAACAATGATGGTTGCGTTGTGGCCGCGAACCGCCAAGCAAAGGAAGCGGGTGTTGAGAAGTTTAAACCCTACTTTCAGGTTAAAGCGCTTTGTGAGCAAAAAGGCGTTATTGCACTTTCATCAAACTATGAGTTGTATGCCGACTTATCGTCAAAGATGATGCAGGTGATCGGGAGATTCGCGCCCGAGCAACACATATACAGTATTGATGAGTCGTTTTTATCTTTTGAGCAAGTTTATCCTGCTATCTCGTGTTTTAGAAAATTAGGAATGGAACTCAGACGCACAGTATGGCGTGAGTGCCGTCTTCCTGTAAGTGTTGGCTTTGGGAGTACATTAACACTCGCGAAAGTGGCTAACCATGCCGCAAAAAAATTGGATGCTTATCAGGGTGTTTGTGTACTTGATAATGAAAAAGAGCGTCAAATAGTGTTATCTCAATTACGAGCAGTTGATGTGTGGGGCATCGGCCGTAAACTTGGACAGCGCCTACAGCTAATGGGCATTAAAACCGCTTTACAACTGGCTAACTATCCTCCCGCCCTCATTAGGAAAGAGTTTAACGTTGAGGTTGAACGTACCGTTCGTGAGCTGAATGGACAAAAATGCAAAGGATGGGATGTAGCTCGAGCCGATAAGAAACAAATTTTTTCTACGCGTAGTGCAGGGCAGCGAATCACAGATATTGAGTCGTTGAAGCAAGCCTTGTGTAAACATGCCAATATTGCCTCTTATAAGGCCCGTCAACAAAAATCACTCTGCCGAGTCATGCTCTGTTTTGCAAATAGCTCTCCGTTTGACGAGTATTCGGTTGTACGTAGAGCGATTCATAGATTTGCTTATCCGACATCTGATGTGACGCAATTGACCCAGATTGCCTCTTTACTGGCTGAGCAATTGTTTCAGGAGGATATTCGGTTTTATAAGATTGGCGTGGGTTTGCTTGACCTTGTTGATGGACAACATGAACAAGCAGATTTATTCAATCCTAATCCGAACAACCCTGCGTTGATGCATGTCTACGATACCCTAAATGACCGGTATGGGAGTGATACCCTTTTTTTGGCGGCGCAGGGTATCACTCAGAAATGGGCAATGCGGCGTGATATGTTGACCCCGCAGTACACCACGCGTTGGCAAGATTTACCCAAAATCAAATGCTGATAATATGAGTTAGGTTCTGCATGCATTGCTGCCTGAGCATCTTTGCCAAGTAATAAGTCAGTCGAGTGGCGCTGAATCATTTTTGCCCCAAAACGATTTAAAGCTACTTTCCTTTACGATAAGCAAATTTTATCTATATCGAGCTTTTTCTCAAATAAACTTAGCTTCCTGATATGACACAATAAGCATCCAGTATGTTATGCGTGATATCCTCGGTTGAGGCTTCTCTGACCTATCGCTCACTTTTGTTCAACAAAGCTAAGTAAAAAGGAATATCGATGCGTTTTACAGTTAATGGCCCTTCAATTCCTGATGATCTTCTACTTGCAAGAGATCAAGGTCGTGTGATTTTTTTCTGTGGGGCTGGTGTTTCAAGAGCAAAAGCTGGTTTTGCTGACTTTTTTGGACTGGCTTCATCTGTAACAGCTAAGCTTGGTGTTCAAACAAATAGTGCAGCCTCTAAGCTCATCAATGTAGCACAGGAAATAACAGACAGCACGGGGGTGGAAGGTGTTGTCTCAGCTGATAAAATATTTGGATTATTAGAACGAGAATTTTTAACTCGTGATATCTATGAGGCAGTGGCGGAAGCATTAACACCGCAGTCTGATGTTGACTTAAGTGCTCACCGTACCATGCTGAAACTAGCTACCACAACTGATGGTGTAGTCCGCTTAGTTACTACAAACTTTGACCGCTTGTTCGACATTTGCAACCCTCAATTACCGACATTTACACCTCCAAAACTGCCTGACCTTTTACATCCTAATGAGTTTGATGGTGTGGTCTACTTACACGGAAAAGTGAATGAGAGTGGAACGGGAGCTGAAAATAGTGGTTTCGTTCTTTCAAGTTCGGAGTTTGGTGAAGCCTATCTTGCCAATGGGTGGGCAACATCTTTTGTTAAGAGTATTCTGGAAAAATACGTTGTGGTATTTGTGGGTTATTCCGCTGACGATCCCCCAATTCAATACCTTCTAGAGGCATTAAACAAAAGTTCAAATACATTGAATGATATTTATGCTTTTCAGATTGGAAGCCAAAGCGAAGCCTCCGCAAAATGGGCGCATAAAGGTGTCAAAGCAATTCCATTTGATCGATTTGACGCAATGTGGAAAACATTGGAAATGTGGTCAGAAAGAGCGGAAAACCCAACTCAGTGGTATCAGAGTGTAATCGAAAAAGCCCAATTGGGGCCTCAACGAATGCAAGCATTTGAGCGTGGTCAGGTTGCACATATAGTTTCGCATGTAGAAGGTATGAAGAAACTACTCGAAGCTGATACCCTTCTTCCTGCGTCGTGGCTTCATGTGTTTGATCCTAAGTTGCGATATAAAAAACCGAAAGATGCAGTCGATCCGTTCGATTTATACTCATTAGACTCTGACCCTATTCCTCAGCGCATTGAGCCGAACGATTTCTATACTAAACGCGAGGTACCCATAAATGCTTGGAATGCTTTTGCTATAAGTAGCCATGACTTAAAGCAAACAACAGAAAGCCACTTAGATAGTTTTTTTGGGGTGACCCAGCGTTCAACTTTGCCACCGAGGTTGAACTTTCTTGCTAGTTGGTTAGGTAAAGTAGCAGAGCAACCAGAGGCGATTTGGTGGGCTGTACAGCAACCTAACTTACACCCTTGGGTAAAGAAAATTCTCAAGTCAGATCTGACTTTTGGTCCTCGCAATATCAATCCTGTCATATATAGTGCTTGGCTTTATTTGCTAGATTTTTTTGATAGCAATAAAGATAAAAGAAGTTACAGCGACTGGTTCGATTTGAAAAGAGAAGTGGATAAGACTGGATGGACAAATAGAGTTCTTGGTAATTTCTTTAAATGTTCTCAACCTTATATAAGCCTCTCCCTGCCATATACAACTAGAAGTTCATTGGTGACAGATGAACTGTGTTTAGAAGATTTAATCCGTCGCGAAGTCGTCTATCCTGATCTGCCAAGAGAAATAACTGTTCCTGAGGAGTGGCTTTATCAAGTAACTCGTGCCATTCGACGCAACCTAGAAACCGCTGTAGAGTTAGAGCTAGAAGTTGGGTCTCATTGCTTCGCAATGGATGCCTCCATTGTTCGAGAAGATGACAATGAGGATCGCTACTCAAGAACTCATGGTCTATTTTCATGGGTATTGCTCTACATAAAGTACTTGGAAAAATTGGCAAGAAGCTCCATATCCGTTGCTCAAAAAGAGATGTCGTTTTGGCCTATTGACGATACCACTGTGTTCGCGAAGCTAAGAATGTGGGCATTAGGGAAAAATGATTTAGTACCAAATAATAATTTTCATTTGGTGTTCTGTATGATTCCAGATGATGCGTTTTGGAAAAGCTCTTACCAACGTGACTTACTCCTTTCTATTGAGAATAGGTGGAAAGACTTAGAATCCAAAACTAGGCAGTGTATTGAAGAGCGGATCTTATTGGGTCCTCCTCGTTGGGAGAACGAGCCAGAAGAGCAATATAAAGAAAGAAAAGCCCGTTTGATTCTTGACAGAGCGGTATGGTTAAGCCAACAAGGTTGCGCACTTGAGGTCGATCTACAAGGTTTAATTGATAAGTTAACTCAAGATACACCCATGTGGGATTCAAGCTTTGCTAAAGATGCTGCAAGATCTTACGGAGCCCGTGGTGGGATAGTTACAACGGATGAAGATTTTTCAAGTCTTATCGGTATACCGCTAGAAGAAGTTCTGGTCAAGTCTAGAGAAATGTCGGGTAGACAATTTGATTTTCTTGTTGAATCAGATCCCTTTTTAGGACTGTCACGTGATAAACCTGTCCGGGCATTCTCAGCATTGAAACGAAGTCTCAACGCAGGTGAGATACCTGAGTGGGCTTGGGATAAATTCTTATGTGTTGATAGCCGTAAAAATGATAAGCCAAAGTTGATGGCGCTGATTGCTTCAACATTATCGCAATTCTCTAGCGAACAGATCGCGGAAGTTATGCGACCTATTTGTTATTGGTTAAGACAGTCGAGCAAAGTTTTAGCTGAAAACTACTACGACATATTTGTTGGGCTTGTTCGTAAGACCATCAGTTCTATTAAGCAACATCCATCAAAAAGTATTTCTTCAATAGTAAGAGGGAGTGATAGCCCTGACTGGGCTATGGAATCAATCAATTCACCAATCGGGTACTTATTAGAGGCTATATTTCATGATCCTCATATAGCAAATCGCGAAGAGGGGAAAGATTTACCTGAAAATTGGTTGTGCTTAATTGAAGAGCTACTTGGATTACCAAATGATTTACGTCGATATGCACTGGTTTTGCTTGCCAGAAAACTAAGCTGGTTTTTTTGGGTAGATTCAAACTGGACTAGAGTACACTTATTATCTGCTCTTGAGTCGCAAGAAGAAGATTATGACGCTCTTTGGGCCGGAGTGTTATGGGAGGGGGTGACAGGGAAGGAGCTTTTTTCTATCCTCAAGCCGTACCTACTAAAGTTGAGCTACTCAGGGAACTTTGAGCGTCATAGAAATTTAGAGTCTGTTGTTGGTCTAGTTTTTTCTGCTTGGAAGCTGATTGATGACGAGTCATCAGAAAGATGGGTATCAGACCTAGAATTGCGAGATGTTCTCATTAAAACAGATGATACGTTTCGATGCCAATTTCTATGGCGAGCACGGCATGGAGATGACATTGAATGGCTACCGGATTTCGAAAAATTACTTATCAATGTCTGGCCTAAGCACCTTGTTGCAAAGTCGTCTGAAGTTTCTTCTCGTTTGTGTGAGATCGCATTCTGGTCAGAGTCTGACTTTGTAAAGGTAGCGCAATTAATTTTGCCATTATTAACAAAGTTTGACCGCAATCATCATCTACACATTCATGGAAACGATCTCGCAAAAGAACATCCAGCAGAGTTTCTATCTATTCTAGATGCTGTACTACCAGATGATATCAATATCTGGCCATATGGCGTTGGTGATTACATAGAAGAACTGAGTGAAACCAATGCAGAGTTGAGAAAAGACGAGCGTCTTATTGAACTTCGCAGAAAATGGGATTCAAGGTAGATTTTACAGGGCATGTAGTTTAGGAATTCTTATGCTTTACAAGTGAGTTGAGGTGGTCGCCCCAACTCACTTTTGTCCAGAGACGTGCTAAAAACGAGACTTCCTGAGTTACTTCCCTAAATTCATTTCCTCATCTACAACAGTTGAATTCCCAACCAACTTGCGGTAGATTTTCCAACAATACCAAAGCTGCCTCCGGGCGGCTTTTTTTGTTTCTGGACCCTGCCATTGGCGGGGTTTTTTATTGGCTGTCGGGAGTTGAGATGCCATTGAAAGAGCCGGAGAGCTGGACCCAACTCCAATCCATAGGCCTTGCGCTGATGGCGATTTGGGGAGGGCTGGTGACTTATATCATCGATATTCGCAAAAAAAATCGTCCCTTTCGTTGGGTTGAAGCGCTGATGCAAATCATCGTCTCTGGATTTGCGGGGGCATTGTGTGCTTTGGCCGCGATGTACTTTGAATGGCCGCAAGAATTGGCGGGGTTTGCTTGTGGTATCAGTGGTTACGCTGGCTCGCGGATCCTTGCCATTTTTGAGCGCAAATTTATTAGCTCTATCTCAAATCAGCCTTAAACGCCGAATGCTTTGTATTGCCCTCACATGCTTGGTTGGATGTGGGGGCTTTTTATTGGAGAAACGTCATGTTTGATGTGGTGTTCGAACGTCTCATGCCCCACGAAGGTGGCTTTCAATGTGACCCCAAAGATCGTGGCAACTGGACTGGAGGACGTGTCGGCGTTGGTGAGCTTAAGGGCACCAATCGTGGTATTGCCGCGATGACTTACCCACATCTTGATATCAAAAACCTCTCTTATGAGCAGGTGAAGGCAATTTACTTCGAGGATTGGTGGCAAGAACTCGGTATGGCGCGTTTTCGTCCGGCGATGCAATACCAACTTTTTGATGCTGCGGTGCAGCATGGTTGGCATCGTGCCGTGAAAATGCTGCAAAGCTCGGTGGGTGAAAAGCCTGACGGCATTATCGGCCCGAAGACGCTGTCGGCGACACAAACGATGGATCTCAATGATTTACTGATGCGCTACATCGCCTATCGCATCACGTTTTACACCAAAGTATCGACCTTCAACGAATACGGACGAGGGTGGATGCGCCGAGTCGCGCAGTGCTTGCTGTTCGCCGCAGTGGATAATGACCTTTAAGGGGAACTTATGGATAAGCTAGGTCTTATTTTGAAAAGCCGCAAAGTGATCCGAGCGTTGGTGGCGTTATTGGCGGCACTGATGCTGTCATTGGGCTACCAGATATCGCCGGAGTTTCAGTCGCTGGTGTCACAGGCGGTGTGTGAAGTGATGGAGTGTATAGAGTAACACCATGAACGAGTGGTTATCCCTTTTGATGAGGTTAGTGAATGCGATTTTGGATTCGATTAATCGGTCGCGTAAACAAGCGGCAACCGATTCTCCTAGTGAGCATATTGCTAATGGTGGTCTCGTGCAGCGCAGTGAGAAAACCTTCGCCGATGTGGCCAACCAACCTGACCGTGATTGAGCTCGCTGATGGCGGACTTTGCCTTGACCGAGCTTCGGCAGAAAAGCTTGCCGCATTTAAAGCGGAATTAGAGTCGTTGTAAGCGGGAGTATTGATGAAAAGTATCGCGCATGAACTCACAGTCTTGGTGGATAAATCCAAGCCGTTTCGTTCGTTATTGGTAAAAGCTGAGGCGGGTGGCTCCGTCGAACTGCAATATGAGCTCGATGGTGAGCGGATCACCGCACAAACCTTCACTGCGACAGGTCACTATGAGCTGGTGATCTTGCGTAGCGGGTACCTTGTTCCAAACAATGCCCACTTTTCCTTGGTGTAAGCATGGTCGATCAACAGCCACTTTGGGTACGCCGAGTCTTGGTGAGCCGCGAACGCTACGCCCCATATTTTGATGGTTTAACGCAATATGCCGTATTGGATAAGCCTATGGTTTTCACTGGTGATTTTGATATTTCTATTGAGGCCGAAGGGTTAAGAAACGACAGTTTTCAAGCGCTCTTTTCTGGAGAGACGGTCGATAATTTCTTTCGATTACTTCAAGGTGGCAGTGGGATCCAGTGCTATATCGGTGGCGCAATTGTCTCTTGGTTGACCAATCAGTTTGATGCGTCTCAGCCTCATCATTACCGGCTGAAACGGGTGGGGTCAGTGGCCTCAATTGGTGTTGATGGCGAATGGAAAGTCAGCCGTGAAGGTATTCAAACGCCGCTCACCGTCACTCGTATGATGCGCTCTTGGACCACCTCACTTTTCACAAGAGGGCAGATCCGCGAGCTCATCATTCAAGGGGCAGTGTATCCCTTAGATCAGAAAGAGAGTGCCATGCAAAGAAGCCAGCCAGATAACGGCAATTCGCTGACTATTATCAACCATACCAAAGCGATGTGGAGACGGGTGTGAGCCTCTATCAGATGTATGTTTTTCTTTCGCTGCCCGAGTGGCAAATGCGTTTTAAATCCCGATTTCCTGATGCGGTTGAGGTTCAGGGCTATAAACTGGCGGTGTTTTTGAATACAGAAAAGGAGGTGCTGATGCGTCAGGCGAGCCAAGTAGTCGAACTGGAGGCGAGCGCCATTATCACCGCACTGGCCACACAAAATCACGCCTGCATGATCTGTGATTACGCTGCCGCCATGCAGGTTTGCCAGCATTTCGAGTCCTGCGAGCAATAGTCCCCATGAGTATTCAGTGCCGAGCCTTGTGCTCGGCTTTGTTGTTTTTGTCGCTAAGCGTTTTTTCGAGAGCGCTTAACCGCACAGACAGCGACACGTCTAATCAAAGGAGTCACCATGAATACCCATCAAGACACGATTGCCGTCACTGGTAATGAAACATTGGAAGAGCTGGAAGCTTTGCTGGAATCGATGGAAGCGGAAGAAAGTCGCCCAACTGTCGAAAAGGAACAAGGCGCTGACGAGCGCCTTGCTCCCTCTTCACAATCGCAAAGTGTGGAAGGTTTAGACGGCGATACCGATGCAGCCTCGCCAACTGCAGAGCCTAACGCAAAGCCAGACGGTATTCTCGCCAAAGACCAAAAGCACATTATCCCGATGGAGGTGCTCGAGCGAGAGCGGCAAGAAAAAGCTCAGCTTCACCAAGAGCTTGAAGAGTTAAAAGCGCATTCAGCGCAGCTTGAAAAAGCGCAGCGCATGATTGATGTGCGTAACAAACAACTCGAGGAATTGGGCGTTGCGCCGGCTGACTTACCTGAAGATGTCACCATTGATGAAAAAAAACTTGCTGCGTTACAGGAGGATTACCCCGAGCTCGCCCCTTTCTTTTTGGCTATGAATAACAAAATTGAGGCGTTGGTTTCTAGCGGCACGGTTGCGGCCTCGACCACATCACCGGAGACTGAAAGCGCCGCGCCAGTGGACAACGCTGAGTTGACGACGGCGCTACAAGCAAACACGGATCTGCAGTCGTGGATGAGTGAAGGTGGGGCGCGTTGGAATACCGCGCAGCAAATTGATGACCATTTGGCTTCAAGTTCTGAATGGGCGAATCGAAGCTACGCCGAGCGATTTGAAGAGGTCAGTAAGCGGGTACGACTGGCGTTTGGTGATGAACCTAAATTGTCAGCCCAAGAGGCTCTGAGCGCGGCGCAAGAAGCAAGTCGTAAAGCGAAAAACGCTTTGCCTGCGTCTCCGAGTGAGCTTGGCAATACTCATCGCACGGGGGATTCCGATCTGATAAACCGGGTACAGAGTGCTAATCACGAAGAGCTGGGTAAATTGTTTGACTCTCTCAGTGAAGCGCAAATCGAGCAACTGCTTTATAACGCTGGATTCTAAACCCGTTTTTCAAACACTAGGCCTCAGCTGACACGCTGGGGCTTTTTTATTGGAGTGAAAGTATGACAACCATTACTGACGGCGTGAAGTTACAGGAAACCGCGCTGTTCAAAGCGACCCTGCGCAATCGCTCGTTTACTAATATGTTGACCGAAGATGCGCCGCAGAGTGTGACCAGTAATAAAAAAGGCAATGAGCAAACCTCACCTCATGCTCCGATTGTCCGCTGCGCCGACTTAAGTAAATCGGCAGGGGATGAGGTAGAAATGCAGATTGTGCATGGTTTGACGAAAAAACCGACCATGGGCGATCGCCGAATTGCTGGACGGGGTGAAAGTTTAGAGTTCGCGGACTTCTCACTGAAAATCAACCAAGGCCGCCATCAAGTGGATTCTGGCGGTAAGATGACGCAGCAAAAGACTCGCCATCCACTGCGTAAACTCACTCGAGCTTTACTGCCGGATTACGTGAATACGCTGCAAGATCAGGTTACGACAGTGCACCTTGCCGGAGCGCGGGGGGATTATGCGACCGATGACATCATTGTGCCTTTAGAAAGTGATACTGAGTTTGCCGAGATCATGGTCAATGATGTCTTGCCGCCAACGTATGATCGTCACTTCTTTAGGGGCGATGCGACCTCCTTTGAAGGGCTCGATGCGGCGGATATTTTCTCGATTGAAACACTGGATAATATCGGCCTCTATCTTGAAGAGATGCCACATCCACTACAACCAATCCGTTTTAATGACGACAAGATGGCGGGCGATGAGCCCTTCTATTTACTGAGTGTTACCCCACGTCAATGGAGTGACTTCTATACCTCAACCTCAGGTAAAGATTGGCAAAACCTCACTGCAAATGCGATTTCCCGATCGCGTAACTTTAATCATCCGGTGTTTCGTGGCGACTGTCTGATGCGGGGCAATATCTTGGTGCGCAAATACAAAGGTATGCCGATCCGTTTTAATCCTGGTTCTGTTGTCTCGATTTCCAATAACGATAAAGCAGCCAGTGTGCGTCAAGTCAATGCGGCCACCACCATAGATCGTGCCATGTTACTCGGCGGGCAGGCGTTGGCATACGCGTGGGGAAAAACGCAAGGTGGCCAATCCTTCCGTTATCACGAAGAAGATGTGGATGCGGGTAACCGTACCGAAGTCACGGTGTATTGGATGAATGGCTCCAAGAAAATTCGCTTTAAAGACAAAACGGGGCGCGTGAACGATCACGGGGTGATTGCGCTCGATACGGCTGTGAACCTGTAGTGGAGTAAACGTGAATGACTCATCGACAAAGTGAAACCTTTAACAACCGTGTCTACGTTGGGGCGCACGGCAATTTATCACTTGAAGAAGGAAAACTCAGTGCCAAAAACACGCCTATCGACACGGTATTCGCTGTCTTGGAGCTGCCGATTGGTTTAAAGCTGACGGGGGTACGTCTGGTGACCAATGGGCTTGGAGCCTCGGTCAGCGTCGATATCAAAGTCAACGATATCGCCCTAGCGCTTGGGGAAGCGGTCGCCAATAAAGTCGCCAAGCAGATCCCGATCAAGCCCGTGTACCTCAAAGAAAAGGGCATCCTGAACGTCACCATTAAAGGTGGTGTCGCCACAGGCGAGCTTCTCATCTTGCCGGAGTACGTCAACGTTGGGTATTAAGCCCAGCCACTGTAGAGAGAGAGGCCAAGAGCCTCCTTTGATTTTTGGGAGAGAGTGATGACGCATAAAATTGCTGTGGTCTATATCGGGCCTAAGCCAAAGAAAAAAGACACGGTCGCTGGCTCTAGGCTGGTGTTTCCGCGCCATAAGCCGGTGTTGGTTGAACAAGATTTGGCTTATCAGCTACTGGATTTTCCGAGCGTATGGATAACGGAAGAGGAATTAGAGGATCATCTGAAGCTTCTTGATGAAAAGGCCCAAGCGATCGCTCATCAAAGGGCAGCGCAAGAAGCAATACAGGAGGCAGAAGAAAAAGCGGCGTCCATGGTTGTGATGCTAAATGGTGAGGAGATGGATCTCGATAAGCTCAACTCAGCCAAGTTAAAGACGCTGATCGCTGCTAATGAGCTAGATATTGCTCCAAAAGGCGCGCAGGAAGAGGTGACAGAGTTTCGAGTACGAGTGCGCGATTATCTGCGTCGCATGAGTGAAGAGAGTGAACCGGCAAACCTCGCGGAGTGATTATGGAAACCATCGCTATCGAACAGTTTGTGCCTACCCTTCGACAATTGGTCAATGTCGCACTTGCGCCATTACTGCACAGTGCTTTGCTGCAAGCTGGGCAAGAGTTTTGCCGAGAAAGTGGTCTTGTGCGTTACACGAGAACAATCGACAGGGTTAGTGCACACCAAGTAGTCGCGATTGTGGGTAGCTCTGAGTTGAATTCACCGAGTGTTGGTCGGTACACCACCGCTGAGTTGATGGCGGTGGTGGATGATAAAGGCTCGGCATTAATCAAAGGTATTGATTATCTGCAAACCAGTCGTGATGAGCTGCGCTTTCTAAGGGAGGGGGAAGATCTTTTCATCCACTGTGCGATAGAGCCGCAACGTGACTCACAGACCTTACCCAAAGTGCTTTGGGATGAGTATGGCCAAGCGATCTGTTATGGCGCAGCCCATTGTCTGATGTTGCAACCCGATAGTGATTGGCACAATCCATCGCTGGGGCGTGAGTATCGAACGTGGTTTGTTGAGGCGATCCGCTGTGCTAAGCGTTTTGGTTTAGAAACGGGTCAACAACAGGCCTTTACCAATCCGGTACGTCAACGGGAGTTCTTCTGATGAGCGTCACCATTAAAGGGCTTATTGATCGCGTTGCGCGCGATCTCATCGATGTTCGACATGTGCGCTGGTCGCGCCCGGAGCTGATGGACTTTCTGAATGATGCCATTTCAGCCATGGTGATTCGCCGGCCTGATTTATCTCGAACAACGGCGATGATCGAATCAAGTTCTTATCAGGTCAGTCTACCGGCGGATGCCTATCAAATTTTGGCGGTCAACCACATCAATCAACAGGCGGCGCAGTTTGTGAATATTCATAAACTCAATCAACTCTATCCAGAGTGGCGTAAAACCGCGGGTGTACCCGTTTGTTGGACGCGTAATGAGCTTGATGAAACCACCCTGTTTTTATACCCGTCGCCTCAAGCACCAGTCAATGTGGAGCTGGTTTACTCACGCACGTTACAAGTGGCGAGCGAAAGCGATGCCTTTCCACTGCCTGAGATCTATTTAGGGGTAGTGTCGGATTTTGTGATGTACCGAGCCTATAACAAAGATTCGCAAAATCCCGCGGAAGGCCAAAAAGCTCAGTTGCATTTACAAGCCTTTGCTACCGCGTTGGGCGATAAGACAGCCACCGATAATGCTAAGGCGCAGATGATCCAGAGCAGTGAAGGGGCACGTTAATGAGTTCGCCGTCGATGGAAGCACTGGTGAAAACGATTGATGCGCTCGAGAAATCCACCGCAGAGCTGGTGGATCTATACACTCAAGCGCTCTTTGGTGTGGATTCGAGTGCCCATGTGCTCAGTAGTAACGTCAACGCGAAAGCGCTGCAAGTGGCTGAGAATGCTATCACTACGACGGCGAAAGCAAGAGAAGCGGCGCTATCGGCGCACATTGCCACCGAACAAGCCTCACTCTCTGCGCTGCATGCCGACCGCTCTGAAGCGGCGACGCAGATTGCGGTGATTCATGTTTCGCATTTAAAAGCGCTGCCGACCTATGAGCTGACTGACGGGAAACAGTTTTCTGTCGCGGGGTTTTACGCGGGGAGTTATGCCGGTGGCGGCTTCTTTGTGTTCGATAGTGAGCGAGATTTCTCGGATCATAATGGCGCAGAGGTCATAGCACTGGATGCACTAAAAGCTTGGGATGGCGAAGAGCAGACGGTAAACACATTTTTAAGTTGGTCGGGTGTGGGGCAAGGTTGCTTTGTGCAAATCGGTACGCAAACGCTGTATGCCAGCCAGTTTGTGACAAATCCCAATGATCCCGTCTCGGTCTATCGAGGACTCGATAGGCTCAATAAGCAGGTGACCCACGGCTCAATCATTTATTTGGATAGGCCGATGGTTGCGCCGAGTTCTGCACTCATCATCGACAAAAATCAGGTCAAAGTGATTGGTGGAGCACTGACTCGAACGTCTGGCGCGACCGAATACCCATTTTGGGTTGGTCGCGCGGATACCCAAGTCGACGGAGTCACTTTTATTGGTCTTTCCTTGGCAGGTGAGCGAGAGGACAGCAATCCGCAGTGGGGTAAGCAAGGGGTATATATTCGTCGGGCCACCAATACGGCGTTTATCGGCTGTCAGTTTAAAAAAGTGGGGGATGCCGCAATTCGACTGGCCGCGTCTCTCTCTAGCCACACTGTGGAGGGCGCTTTAGAGTCGCGAACCGATGGGGTTCAGTTGATTGGTTGCGTCTTTGAAGATTGTACGCAGGTAACCACCAATAACACGGGTGCGCAGAGTGTGATTTTCAGTGGCTGTGTGCTGCGGCGTATTGGCTCGGTGAAGTTCACACAAAGAAATTTAGTCAAAGGCAAACCCAGTCTGCTCATCGGCTGCTTATTTGATGATGTGTCAAAAATTGTCGAGGTACAGGGTGGGGGCAATGTAGAGATAGTCAACTGCTCTGGGACAGCAGAAATGCTGATTGCCGCTTACCCAAACGCTTCCACCTTTGTGACGGGACAACCTATTCCTTACGGCAATATCCAAATTCGCGGGGGCAGCTTTGTATTGAGCTGCCCCTCTGGGAACGCCTGTTATCTGGAAACCCTCGACTCTCCCAGTGGGGAAAGAGTGGTTAACTACGGCTCAGTAGCCATTTTAGGTGCGAAGCTCACGTCGTTAAATCCTCAAGCCCGATTGCTGCGTGCACACGCCAATCCTTCGGTCACGGCCTCAATGCATCCCAATATTCGTGTGGATGGATGTCAGTTGAGTAACTTCCTCGGTGATGGATTGGTCAGTGTGAGTCACAGCGTGGTGGATGAGTGGTCGCTAGAGATAGCGAATAACCAGTGGGATGAGGTGAATCACGTGTTGGTGGCCGAATTGAGAAGCGGTGGAGCTTGGTCCATCGATCTCTCCAATAATCGCGGCAAAGTTCGTCTAGGTACCCACAGTATTGCTCGTGCTGCTTTGGGGCGATTACTCAAAGTTCATCGTAATCGCTTGGAATGCAGCTCGAATGAGGGCAACAGTTTTGCCTTCTTTGATATGGCGTTCTTCGCGTTTGCCTTGGAATTGACCGAAAACGAGCTAGATGTTTCCCAGTATTGGCGACCTGTTTGCGCCTCATTTGCCCAGCCCAGTACTTCGGGATGCACCCTGAAAATGGGGGGTAATAAGCTTTATCTGCCTGCCTTGGGGGCAGAAGGTACGCTGCCAAGACCTGTGTATGTCAGTGCTGGTACGGGGATAGGTTGGCAGGGCGTTTTACAATGTTACCCAAGTTATGTGTTTGGAGAGGGGCGCAAACTCAGGGCGGAAACGGCCAGTGGCCTCAGTTTTTCGGTGATTGAATTTGAGTACCTCTGGGTGGGTAAAGAGTCGAGCCGCCGATTACTGAAAAGAGTCTTTGCAGAAAACATCGCAGGCGTCAGTGGTGCTTGGCGAGTTGTTGAGGTGTACAGCGATGGCGTGGTGAGAAGCCATGGCCGGCACCAAAACCAAACCTCCAATGATTTTAACCTTTACTTTCCCTTTTCTGGGTCGACTTTACTGGCTGAGCCATTCGCGCCGCAGATCATCCCTGAAGAGCCTTGCTTACCTTATTTTGTGCAGCCGATCAGTAATGGGTTGGTCGTCAGATTTATGAATTTAGCGGGTCAAGGCGTTTCGCCATGGTTTCGTTATTCGGTGGAATACAAGGTGAGTCGGAATGAGCTGGCGAACTGGACCGGCGGCAGTTAATGCAGAAAGAGAGATTGAGCCATTTTTCGATGCGGTCAGTGGCGGTAGGGTTTGTTTTTTTAAGGGGAGCGTATGCGTATTGAGATCTCGACAATGAAAGGTGAAATACCTCGCCTTGAGTCTCATCTATTGCCAAACGAAGCGGCTTCTCTGGCGTTTGACTGCACTTATGAGCGTGGCGTGGTTGCGCCGATGCGCTCAGATCAAGAGCATGGCACCTTGGCGACTCTGTCACCAGTCACGCTGTTTTATTATGCACACTCACATTGGTTTACCTTCACTCAACGCGTGAGTGTGATTGCTAATCCGATGGCGCAAGATGCTTATCAACGAGTCTATTGGACAGGGCAAGGTAAACCCAAGGTGACCGCACAAGATATTGCGGTTACACAAGGTCAAATGCCAGCCGCGTGGTATGACTTAGGTGTGCCAAGACCTATGGGTAAGCCCGTTGTGATTAAGGTCGATGCGACGACCGGCGACAATCCCCCTGAGGGCGAGTTACCCGCCTACGATGATGAAGACAGGCTCTACATTCAAACCTACGTGACACGCTTTGGGGAAGAAGGGGCGCCGGGTTTGCCGAGTGTCCCTGTATTGATTGAGAAACCTGGCTCGACGGTGACGGTGCAACTCGCGCCAATGTCTGTCAACACACACAATATCACTCACACTCGCTTGTATCGTTCGGTATCTGCAAGCGGAGTTGGGGATTATTTACTGGTCGCTGAGCTTCCCATCAGCCAAACCGAGTACTTAGATTCGGCACGCAATGTCAATGGACCACCGCTTGAAACATGGGACTACGATATGCCCGATGCCAATATGCAGGGACTGTGCACAATGGCGAATGGCATCTGCGCCGGCTTTGCGGGTAACGAGGTGATGTTCTCTGAAGCCTATTTGCCCTATGCGTGGAGTAAGAGTCATCGTGGTGTTACGGATGACGATATTGTGGCCATCGCTCCGATTGAAACGTCACTGGTTGTGGTCACTAAAGGCAAACCGTACCTCTTTTCTGGTGTCACACCGAGTATGGTTACCAGCATGCGCCTTAATGTTGAGCAAGCGTGTGTGAGTGCCCCCTCCTTGGTCGTTATAAACGGGATGGCGATGTATGCTTCGCCGGATGGCCTAGTCGCGATTTCGGGAACGAGTGCGACTGTCATCACCGAAAGCATTATGGATAGAGAGAGTTGGCAGAATTTCATGCCAACGACGATCAAAGCGTGGGTTGCTGAAGGTCAATATATCGCTCAATACCAAGGCGGAGCGTTTATTTTTGACCCAAGTACGCAAAGTCTGACACGTTTATCGAATACATGGGATAGTGCATTTCACTACTTGCATGACGATACGTTATTCATTGCCAAGGGCAATACGCTTAACGCTTGGCAACGAGGCCATCAACCAGTCGCCATGACATGGCAAACCAAAGCTTTTCTTATTCCTCAGCACGCCTTTTTGACTTGCGCTCGCCTTGAAGCGAAAGCGCCTGAACGTTTAAGCGTAACGGTCATCGTCGATAGTGAGGCGATTTTCAGGCTGGAACAGGGCGAGCTCACTCACGCGCCATTTCGGTTGCCCGCAGTACGCGGCAGCCGATGGCAAATCAAGGTAGAAGGGACCAGTCAGGTCGAGCGGATTGTCATGGCAGATAGCCTCTCGGAGTTGTACTGATGGCAAAGCGATCGCCTTTTCGGGCAGGACGTTCACTGGAGGCGTTGTACGAAAACGTCGAGATTTTAACTGGGCAACGTGGCGATGGTCGTTATCGAGCGGTGACCGAAAAAGAGGTGGTTACGCTCAATGCGAAAAACGCGCAATCGAATGTGAATCAAAGCAGCGAATCTTCATCGAGTTTGGTTCAAGTCCCGCATGCACCCCACCACGTGCAAGCCTTTGGTGGGTTTACTGCCATCTTAGTGCAATGGGATACGCCACAATTTAGAGGATTTGCATACGCTGAAGTATGGCGGGCAAATCACAATGACTTTTCTCAAGCGGTAGTCGTGGCGACAACGCCGGCTAATGTGTTTTCTGATGTGGTCAACGCAGGGAGCCAATTCTATTACTGGGTTCGCTTCATCAATACGAAGAATTTTGCGGGACCTTACCATGGCGTAAACGGGATACTGGGTGAAACCTCGCAAAACATTCGTCAAGTGATTGATGAGCTGGCCGAGCAGCTAAAACAATCCGAGCTTATTCAACTCTTGCAACAAGAGATAAGCGCTAAAGCGCCACAGACTTTGCTGGAACAACTGGAAAGTGAGCTGACGGCTTCTGGAGAGCTGGTCGCGCAAATCCAGCGCCAATTGAAAAGTGCGACAGAAACCTTCGCGGCTCAAGTGACTCAGCTTCATGCATCTTCACTGGCAAGAGATGAGGCGCAAGCCGCGTTGAATGAAGCGAAACTTCTTGATGTCTCGAGGGTGTTTGCAAATGCAGATCAAGCATTAGCCGAGCGAGTGAATACGGTTGAGACCACCGCAGGTAACGCCAAGGCCGCCGCGCAAACCAATGCCCAAGCGATAGCGACCATCAATCAAGATGGGAGCGTGGCATTTAAGGCAATGTGGGGAGCGAAAGCGCAAGCGGGCGAGATTAGCGCTGGGATTGGTTTGATTGCTAAGAGCGATGGCACCAGCCAAGTGGCAGTTAGTGCCAGTCAATTCTTTGTCTACGATCCCAATAAGCCCGGAACCTTAGTGCCGACGTTCGCGATTGATAATGGCGCGGTCGTGATCCCCAAAGCGATCATTGAAAAAGCGACTATTCAGATCCTGCAAGCACAAACCATTGTGGCCGATGAAGTGAAAGCGGGTATCGAAATCGCTTCGCCTGTTATTCATACCGGTCAATTGCGAGGTGGTGACTCAGGATTCGGTGCGGGTGGTCCTTATAACGGCTATCACACCTTTATTCACTCAAACGGCCTCTTACAAACCAACAATTTACAGGCCAATAATGGTTATTTTCGTGGCAACATCGAAGGGACCACCATTAATGGTGGTGTGATCAAAGGGGCGACAATTATCGCCAGCACCTTTTATCAATCGGTAGTGCTCTATACCACATTTGGGGATAACGCGACGACCAGCCTCTCTTACCCTTCTGCGTTAGGGGGCGGGTTAGTGGTCACCTCTGAATCGGTTCGTGTGACCTTGCCGGAAACAAGCTACTACAGTGATGGCGCGACCGCTCCGGTGGATTTTTTCCCAGCAGGGGATGTGTCCATTAACACCATGAACCGAGCACGTTACCGCACTATTCCAGATGGAGTATTTAACTTTATGGTGAGGCGGCCAAGAGTGGGGGGCTCTGGTTTTTTACAAATCTTTGTACAGGCCATCAATCTCAGTGGTGGAGTCGTTGCCGAGGCAAGGATTGTCGGAACCGATACCGCCAATGCGGTAGGCACGACCGTAAATGTGGCAGGGGTGAGTTTTGCGCTGACTTATTACCGAGGAGGGAGCAGCGGTTATGCTGTCGAAGAGGCACACATTGCGAGTCGTCGTTCGCTGTTGGGTTCGGGCTGGACTTACTCTGCCTCTCAATCTTTACGCTTTCGGCTGCGTTTAACATCGCTGCACGATGGTGCGGTGGTCGTCAATATGTCGGCCTCTATCAATAACAGTATTGACCCAAGGTGATGGCATGATGGTGACAACTGATAAAGAGCCATATCGCTTTTACTTCCAAGGCGAAGTGACCGACTGGAACACGTTCAAGGCGGCTTATGATGCCGGAAACATCTCAGATGAACTTTATTATGAGCGATTGGCACTGCGGCAAACGTGGCTTGACGGTCATGAGGTCAATGAAAGGGCTTGGGCGCGCGCTGAACTTGCGGCTACCGATTTTATGGAGTTGCCAACGGCGACCTATCAAGGAGAGCGGTTAGTGACATCGCCAAAACTTGCTGAAATGTTGGCTTATCGCGAAGCGGTGCGACGTTACGATTTACGTGAAGAGTCTCGCCCATTGAGGCCGGCATGGTTTGTCGATGAGTCTTTATAAACTGTCTTACGAATCGTGGCGATCTCGAGTATTGCCGCTGATGGAACAGACCGAGAAGCGCAACCAGCACTGGTTCGCCAAACAAGTGGATGAAGCCCTACTCAATGGTAGGGCTTCGCTGTTTTTGGTGGAGGAGGGAGTGTTCGTCCTTGAGCCCTGTTTGGACAATGGTGAAATGCAGGTATGGGTACTGTTTGCTTGGAGCAATAGAAAAGGTGCGTTTAAGCGCCATTTACCGACCGTAGAGCAGTTGGCTAAGCGGGTAAAGGCCAAGAGGTTACTACTGAATACTGCTGTGAAAGCTTTGCAAGCAAGCCTTATTGACGGTGGGTTTTGTTGTATCGAAACTGGTGATGTTGAGACTTGGTGCAAGGAGATCTAATGGGTGGGAAAAAAGATGGCCGCGTTCAGGAAACCGCGGCGGAAATCGCCGCTTCCCAAGTTGCGGTGAAAGAGTGGAACTTATACAACACAGAGCTCAAAGCGTTTGAAGATATCTTCATACGGCGAGTGAACAACCTTAACTCAGAGGCCAATATGGCCGACGTGAAACAGGCGGCAGATTTAAATTATCAAAGCGAGTACGGCAAAGCGCGAGAGGCGGCCACTGAGAATCTTGTGGCCTCCGGTGTTGATCCGAGCTCCGGAACATTTAAAGCAACGTTAAGCCGTTTGGCGACAGACCAAACTCTCGCTCAGGGCGATACCGTAAACCGCGCTCAAGTCAATGAGCAGGACAAGTATGTGGTGGGTAAGCAAGATATCGTCGCTCTCGGTGCTGGTCAGAAAGCCGAAGGCTTGGCTGGCATGGAAGAGACCGCGCGGCTCTCTTTGAAAAAAGCCACAAGCGATGCCGCCACAGCGTTTAACCGACGTAGCGCGAATGCTCAGGCTGTAGGGACGTTAGCGGGAATTGGAACCAGTATGTACATGAACCGTGCCAAGCCAGATACGAGCTTTGTCAATGTCGATACTAAGACGCTGAAAGGTCAAGCGGGCATGGATCAGAACTATGTACTCAACAGAGGGTAAGTGATGAGCGTTAATGTTTCAGGTTCGGCGGCCAATAACTACGCGAATATCACTCATGCCATGTATCAAGACTGGTTAGAGCGATTTTATCCGCAGCAAAAACAGCTTTTAGGACAAACACAAAATGGCGAGTTACTGACACAGCAACTTGGCCGAGTTGGAGCCAATTTTTCGAGAGCGCAACAGAGTGCGCGGCTTGCGAATGTTAACCAAATGGCACGTTTTGGGGTTGGGGCAGACACCAATTCTAACGATGAAGCCAAGCTCTCTCTGGCACAGGTGACGGCCAAGAACAGTTTGCGTGAGAACGAGCAAGAGCGTGCGATGAGCGTGCTTAGTGGTGGCGCAAAGGGGAAGTTATCACAGCTTAAATTGGGGTAATCATGGCATACAGTTTATTGAATTTAGGCGCAGATACCCGCAAACGTGCATTGGCAGGGATGCAAGAATCGGCGCAACGTGAAGAGCAGCGTAATCAAACCAATCAAAGCCTCAAAGACGCGCAGCGTACCAAGCGTTTATCCAGTGTCACCACGGGGGCTGGCATGGGCATGATGGCGGGCATGCAAGCGGGTAGTGTGGGTGGACCCATGGGCGCTGCGATGGGTGCGGCAGCAGGTTTGATTCTAGGGGAGCTTTTCTAATGCAGTTAGATACACGCAGCGCTATTGATGGCGCAATCCGCGGATTTCAGGTCGCAGAAGGTTACTACCAGCGCAAAGCGGATAATGAACGCCAAGCGAAATTGGATGAGCGTAACGAGGCTCGCTATCAAGATGAGCGGTCTAGACTCTCTCAGATTGAAGCCAAGAACGAGCAACGTTATCAAGAAGAGAAGGCTTTTCGTCAGGCTGAAATGGAAAAAGCCGATAAACGTTATGAAGAAAGCCTTAAACGAGAAAATGAGGATCGCATCCAGCGTGTTCGACTACTTGATGTACAGGTTGATGCGCAGAAAAGTGCAAAAGCATTGAGCCAATACCAGCTCAATCAGCAAAAGAAAATGGCTTACATGCAGGAGAATTTGCCGCTAATTCAATCTGGCCTCAAACGTTACATGGAAACCGGAGAACTTGATCCCTTGTTTGAGCAGGAACACATTAAGGGCAGTGCTTACGACCCGCGCCGTTATACACCTCGTGTGGTACAGGCGGCCTTTGATATCGAATCGACTATGCCTAAAGTGCTTGATGGCTCTATTTCTTACCAAGACTCACAATTCACCAAATCGATGGGCGTGTTGCTTGAGCGTAATGTTAAGCAAGGGATTGGCGATAAAGATCCTGAATCGGGTAAGGTGATTAAGGATAAAGAGTATCTGCGTCATGATTTTGTTGCCGATATTGACCCAAATCGCGAAGGCGATCAGCCGGGCGTGGTGGTCGGATTGAAAGTGACGTATGAGGACGGTACGACCAAAACCGCGCCAGTAACCGAAAGCCGTTTGGCAGGTAGCCAAGAGGCCGTAAAAGTGATCCCGCTCGATGCGTTAATGAAAGACGTAACAGGCCAAATCCATATGGCTAAGCAGTTTTTTACCAACGAGCACTATGCCAACCTTTTCAATGTGGCAGAGACAAAATCACGCACTGAAATGGATAAGCAGTGGCGAGAGGCGGTGACTGAGCTTGAAAAAGACCGTACTGCAGCGCTGAATGACTTGTTGGAACCCACCCCAGAGCAAATTTCCGTGGTTAATGCTCGCTTTGATGAAAGAAAATCGATGATTAATCAAGTGTATGGACGATTAGGTGACAATCAATCCAATCGTGAGGTCGGATCAAATACCGCGCAGAAATGGGCTGGCGAAGACCCACAAAAGCGCCAATTCATCAATGAGCTCAGTCAATCCATGAATCTCGCAGAACTGACACCCGAAGCGTTGGAGCATAACTATCAGCGAGTTCTGACAATAAAGGCGAATCACGAAGCCGAATTGAAGAAGCAGCAACAGTTAGAACGATTACGCCAAAGCCAGCAATCTCAAAAAATTTATGAGGATTCAGGGGTATACGGTGCTGCTCAGCCAACCGACAATAGAGATGCGATGAAGTATGGCAGCCACAGCCTACTTAACCGCCATGAGTGGAATACTACGCCGAATGGAGAGTTGAAGTTTTAG